CACTGCCACATTCGCGGCAAATTCTCCGGCAAAAATAAAAAACATAACCTCGTTCTACCTAACTCTTTCGTTATCGTCTCTCTCAGACCTTGGGAATCTACTCCCATTAACTGCGACCTATTCTGTTGCCTCCAGGGAACCTACGGTTCCCTTGGACGAACCCTCCCTTCTGATGAAAACCAAGATGATGAAGTACTATTTAGCGAAAATGCCGATTCATATGATACAGATACACTATCAAAAACCGAATGTTTAGATACTACAAAAAATATTGATATAACTGAAGAAACAGAAGAATCAATTAATATAGATGATATATAAACAAATAATTTAAAAAACTCACTAAAATGCATTAGGTAAATTATAAAAATTAGAATTACCGTGCATTAGATAAGAATAAATTTTATCAATAATATTAATATCTTGTTTTGTTTTTGAAATATTCGAATCTTTCTGAATCTTATTTTGAGTATAATTCGATATTATAGGAAACATACAAGACATTTTTTGCTGTATTTTTCGTATATAGAAAGGCATATTATTATTTTCATTCAAAACCTTGTTATAATTATTATAATATCCCATAGCTGGTATGTCATTTTTATGTGTTATTTTCATCTGAATTCGCAAATTATCATCCCTCGAATTCAATGCTCCTACATGAATCAAATTTGCATTAAATAATATAACATCACCTTTATTGCATATTACGTTTGTTATATTTTCAGTAAAATTAAAATTATGTGAATTTATATTTTTATGACTTTTTGGAATAACTCCTAAACATTTTTCCATACCTTCTAAGAAAATCAGCATAGTGTAAGATGGGTACATTTGTTTTTCATTAAAAAAATCTCCATTTGCATCACGATGACATGTATGAATTGCTGATTTTTTTATAATAAAAATATAATCTTGAAAAATATATTCTTCTCCAAGTTGTCCTCTAATCGTATTTTGTAAAACTTTATTGTCCATGATTGTTTCTTTCACTTTTTTATAATTTTCACGACTACATTCATTTTTTAAATATGTAAGTTCGTTTTCACCAAATATTTCTTTTATAACACATAAACCATGTTCATTTAAATTATACGACGTTTCATTTGTGCTTAATTTATTTTTATCAAAAAAAATAACATATATTAAGAAACATACTATTAATACTAATAATATTATGATAATATAAAATAAAGTACCATAAGTTGAAATACTGTTCTTTATATTTTTCATATATTTGTAATATTAAAAGAATATAAATAATATAAAATAATAAAATGATCAGATTTATTATTTTGCGACATGTTAATTATGAAATAACTAACGCGTAAATTGTAGAGCAAGATTAGATCGGCATTTGAAATGTTAAAAGGCGTAAAGTTTAGACTGGAAGATAAATATTATAAATCATTTGTATTATGAATTTAATTTCGGCATATTTTTTCCAGTTGCACAACACAAACAATCTCTTAAACTTAAACATAAATTCCTAGAAGTAGATACGCCACATATTGAGCAAGGGTGATTTATAGCATAATATAAATTGGTAATCAAATTATTCGTATTGGAATATCTATATTCATTGTTTTCTTCTAAATCTTCAAATTCGTCTGTATAAACACGGTTATAAATAGTAATGGCATTACCCGATAAAACATTGGATTGATATTCATTATATATACGATTCAAAATTTTATCTATACTTTCCATATCATCATCTTTTTCCTTTTCGTAAACTTGCATTTCTTTATATATTTCAACGCTCAATTTATAATATTTTTTGTAAGAATCCAATTCTGTTTCCATACGCTTTTGTAAATTTAATAATATTTCAATACCAGTTAAAACGCCACAAAACAATGACAAAAGTGCATTTATCAGTGATATATCAGATTGTTGTATATATGATTGCATACCAACTGCAACAAATGAATTAAGACCACTCAATAAAATCAATGGTATTCTAAAAATTGTGAATAAGAGTATACGATAATAATGATAACGACTATTATGATATAAATTCAATTGAATACAATTTTTTCTAATTTTTTCTAGCAAATCCATCTTTTTTCTTAATAATAAATCATTTTTGATTGTATTTATTTGTGTAAGTGGTTCTATAGTCGATTGTTCTATTTGTATATTATTTGATAAATCCACGATTACTTGATTGTTATTTCCAGAAATATCAGCATTTTCTAACAAAAATTGTTCTCTTTTCAGATCAATTAGCTTTTGAACAATTGTTTTTGGTTCAGATGTTTTATTTTCTTTTTTGGACATTAAATATTATTATACTTACATATTTTATTTATAATCAGATAAATTTTACATTATAAATATATCCTATTCATTTATAATGCGTTAAATATTATATGTATTTTATAAAACTGGATAACTTGCTTGTAATAATATTCCACATTGTCCAGAACCATTATTATATGGTTTATTTGTATTTGGATCTTTACCCTTACCTAACATAATATAACCATCTTTTCCCCAATATTCTCCCCACGAGTTCTTTACTAAATAGTATTCGTTGTTCATTTCTATTCCATATCCGACAACTAATACACCATGATCTAAATTAGTACCACATGCACCAGTAAAAACACCCGACTTATACAATTGGAATTCACGTTGGTCTGCTTCAATCGCTACAGATACAGGTTGTTTGTATATTGCATTCATCATTGCATTATCATCTGATGGATGAACATCAACTATTCCTTTCACTTGAGAACCATCCACTGGTTTACATTCTTTATTACAAGTTCCAGATTTTGTAGTATCTCCTGAAATATATGGATAATCAAGCTCACCACACAATCCACCATTCTTCTCAATCCACTTAAACGCATTATCCATTAATCCTCCATTGCAACCCATATCTTTACCTCCATTTCTAAGTGTATCACAATCAACCAATTGTTGTTCAGAAAATAGTTGTAATTTATTGGTTTTAATATAATATGCACCTTCCAGAGCACCAGTAGTTGAAAAACTCCAACAAGAACCACATTGTCCTTGATCTTTAACTGGAGAAACTGCACCGTTATCAATCCAGTTTACAGAAGTCGGTAGAGTAGATTCTATGTATTCAAAATCAAATGATTCAATTGAAGATGCATGATTATTTATATTTATTAAATACTTACTGAATTCTAATTGACTCATACCTGAAAATTGGTTATGTCCCAATACATAAGATAAGTTTTTTGAATTATGTTCATCGATAAATCTATCGTTATCTATCCAATTTTCAAATATATTTACTAACTTAGTTTCGTCCTGAATATCGACATTAAAATCACTTGCCCACGATTTAAACCTATTTAATATAGGCTCTCTTGCAATAACTGATGATAGAAACGCAGTTGTAATAAAGATCAGCTTAATAATTGTCATTATTTTATACAGTATATATTATATTTTTATTTTTTTATATTATTGTTAAATAATATAAAAGTTATCTCTATAAAAAATAAATAGTATGGACGATTGTAATGAACTTTTAGAAAACATACAGAAGAGTTTACATTATTGTTGTAATAATACACAAAAATATAAATTTAACAATCCAATAAATAGACTATTAAATCCACTTCAATGTGAAAATATATTTGAATATGAACGAAGTTTACGTGCAACCAAAACCGAAATAAATTTTATATCACTTATAAATACCCAAAAAGAATATTTTATTAATTATAATTGTAATTCACGAAAAATTACTATTTTTCAATAATGTTTTTTAGATTTATTTATTTTTCTTTTTAATTTATTTTTTTTATTTGGCTTTCTTCTTGTCCTTCTTTGTTTTTTATGTATACTACCACCTGAATTTTCTTTCATTTCTACTAATTTTTTTACTAATTTTTTTACTAATTTTAATTCAGAATTTATTTTATTCTCTTCTTCTTGTATGTCATAATATACTCCAGTCAAAACAACTCGTTCCATATCCTTTCCATTATAATCATTATTATTTAAATATTGTATTACAAATTTAAAAAAATCATTGTTTTCCGAGGTTTCTTTTATTGTATTAATAAATTCATCAAATTTACCAAAATGTAATTTTTTTTTATTTTTTTCTGTGATTATTATTTTACCTAGAATATTTTTTTTTTGTTTGGTATCATCATCCAATGTATCATCTCTGGTATCATCATATGTCAACAAGGACAATATATCATAAAGTTCTGCTTTATATTCTATTTCTATTCGTTTTATTTCTATTATTTTATTTAATACTTGTATTAATTTATCAATAACACTAATTTGTTGTATTCGTAATTTTTCTATTTCACTTTTCGTTTCGTCGATTTCTGTTATATTCGATAAATTTTGCAATCTATCATTTAAAATATTAATACTATTATTATTCTGTTCAAATTTTTCATATAATTTTTTTTTTTCTTGATCCAAATCCAAATCTTCTAATATTTCTCGTTCGCCATTTAAATCAAGAGAACCCACCGATAATTGTCGAGTAAAAAAAAGATTTTTATCATAATCAATAAAATCAAATTTTTTATAAAAATCTATTGTATCTTTATAATTTACTGAATGTAAAATTAACTTGCGTTGATATTTTGCTGGATTACTGCATAAACTAATTCCGCATTTTATTGCATTTATTAAAAAATTCATCATAATTCCACCACCACCAATGTTAGACCAAAGTGCATGGACTTCAATGCAATCTTCTTCTACATTATAAATATATGTTAAAATAGTATAAATATTATCATCATCGTCAAATGCAATTAATGCATTACATACTTCATTAAAATATGAATTTAAAAAAAATTCTGAAGTTAAATTGTTTGTTTTATCGTAAATTGCTAAAATTTTTTTTTCAATTTCTAAATTATTTTCTTCTGTATCATCTGAATATTTACCATTTATATCTCTAAATGTAATATCAGTAGTAATTCGATGCTTTACATTTACGTTCGTTTTATGTATTTTTTTATAATGACGTTCATCTTTACCAATATTTCCATTTATACAACAAGTATAAATATTATCCAGTAATTCTTTAATTTTTTTTTTATCAAGATCTAAGTCTTCATCATAATCATAATCTATAACATAATCTATAACGCGATTTTTAATATAATATGATAGAGGCATCTATATATAATTCAAACATATTTTTTTTACAAAAAGTCGTCCTCCCATTTATCCAATATTTCTAATGGAATATTTTTAAAACATACGTGTGATTCCCAAAAATAACTACAAAAAGCCCACTGAAATTCCAACTTACTCGAAAATAAATTACTGTATTCTTTCAGTAATATAGTGCGTACATTTTCTGGCAACAAATTAAAATTCGACGGCGGTAATACATACGACAACTGAACATTTTCTGTAAAAGCTGGTCTTTTATTTAATATAAATTTACTCTCAGTATTTGGAATATATCTATATAAATCGACTAACAATGGAGGATAATGATATTCATATGACCATCGCCAATCATTGCAACCGGATGAATAATATGTGAATACCCATTCTAATGCTTCCAAATAATTATTACATATTTTTTGTAAATTGTCATGATTACGATCTAAATGAAACAATGATTTATAATATCTTTCTTCCCACATATTTTGACTTGGACATATATACAATTCTTCTGTTCTATAAATAGTAGGTATTTGATTTAATACTTGTTCTCGTTCTTCTATGGTATCTGTTTTATAATTTCGTTTTTGTTTTTTATCTCGAATAACATATTCTTGAATAATAAATTCGTGTTCTCTTTTTGATAATTCATGAATAAACATTTTAAAATATTTCCATTGTATTTTGTTATCATCTGAAATAAAAAAACGATCAGAATAATTGCCAATAATATCAGTATAAAATCCTAACAAAACCGGTATTCCATGAGTTCGAATATTTAATGCTGGAAAATGTGGAAGAAAATCATTTCCAAGCATAAAACATAAAAAAACATAATCGTATATACGTTTTCTATCCTTATATTTACAATTCATTTCTATTAATATAGAATCCGCTAATAGAGATATATCTAATACGTATGGTTCATTCGTATTTTTATCAGAATCCGCCAATGGTATAGAACTTTTTATGAATTCGGGTGCTTCACGGAATATATATCCATTTTTATAATAATGACTATGAAACAATGATAACATAATTAAATCTGAATCTAATCCATACAAAATCATATTTTCTTCATAAAAAGGATTGTTTCTAATGTACTCGAATATTTTATGTTCTCCTTCGCCATTTTCATTTGATCCAGATACAATTACTTTATTAACATTGTATTTTTTTTCTGTATGTAAGAAAGCACTTCTTACAGATTTTGACAAATTAGACATAAAATTAGTACCCGGGGTAATATTTGATGTACTCCAACTTGTTTTAACCGGCTTATCAATAAATCCTAGGTTCGCCATAAACGCGGATTTGTATCTTCGAGTTTTTTGTTGATTCATTTTTGCAAATGGAGCAACACCATCAAATGCAATAAATATTGTTTTGGATGGTTTAATTTGTTGAATATAATTTTCTATATTTTGAATTACCTTTTCAATTAATAATTGTTCAAAATTATATTCATCTGGTTTAATATCTTTAATTGCATCATATATTATTGAATTTGAATCCATAAACAAATGATGAAAATCGCATTGATTTTTTTTATGAAATTTCAAATTTTTAACAATTTTTGGATAATTTCTTATAATATACGAAAAATAACTAGGAATTCCCATGACTGCGTTATATTAATTACAATCTAAACGTTTATGTCATTTATACTAATACATTTTCTCATTTACATATTTGGAAACGAGAAAACGCCTAAAAATTGAAATTAAATTCGATATTAGTTGTATTTGCTAAATATTAACAAACCATGATTTTTAAGAAAAAAACCAGACGCCGATATCAATTACTCGGTAAATTTTATGGATATCCGAAATGTTGTATTGATAGCTTTATTGCTGGTACAAAAAGAACACGAAATCAAAGATATGTACACAGAGGATTCGGATTTATACCTTGTAATAATTGTGCCACCAAAATAATGAATGGTGAGAATACAATAGAACAATTAATTAAAAACAGAATTTTTAGTAAAGAATTTCCTACTACTTGTATGAAAAAACAGAGAATTTGTAAATTGCGTGCTTTTATTTCTATCAATAATTATTACAACAATTAGATATTTGTATTTTGGCATTATAGATATAATAGATAAATAGAATCATAATAACTTATACAATGGAAGAACATACTTTTTCTCGTAAAGCCAGATTATAAGATTTTTTTGATGAAGGTGAAATAATAAATCAAAATAATAATAAACATAACAAAAATCATTCTCATAACGATAATGACATAAAGAAAAATCAAGAAGAGTTTGGACATAAAAAAAGGATAAAACCCTGACGCACGGGCGCAAAAAGCCAACAACAACAAATTACTCCCAAGGGGTGTAAAAAGGGATTTCGTAGTTAAATGTGTTATAATATTTTTATATAATATGTGAATGACGCAAATAATGAATTTGCCGAAAAATATATTACTATTCAAGAGATATGAAAAATAGAACTCGCGCAAAAACGGAAATCTAATAGATAAATTTCATACATATATTATAAAATAATAATGTATAAGAAAAAATGGATAAAAAAAACAAAAGTTCAGTTAAAATACATATAGAAAATAATAATAATAATAATATGGAAATACTACAATTAGTAAAGGATAAAATAGAGCATATACAAGAAATTATACGAAATACATTGATTTCTATTCAAATTTATAAAAAACATGAAATATTTAGCAATAATGATATAATTGTTTGTATGAATTCATTAAATGAACTATATGAAAATACAAATAAAATAATACATACAAACGATAATATAAATGATGTGGATGAAATTATAGATTCACTTCAATCTACAATAGATAAATTATCAATTATAATTGGTGGATTTGGAACTAAACAATTAGAGGATTTATTATACATTACTTTTGGTTCGGAATTTTTAAATTTTGATAAAGATCCCATTTTAAATTCAAAATTTGAAATTATAAAAAAATATATCAATCCAATAGGATTTAAAATCTTAACATCTCGACAAAAAATTATAAAAGAAACATCTGACCAATATTGTATAAGTAAAATTAGTGAAGACATAATTAATATTGAAACATCTCCATTATTAGAGTGTTTTGATTGTGATATAAATAACAATTCATTTTATCATAAAACAAACGGTATTAAAATTGTATTACATAGTACAACTAATAAAACTCTCATTATAAACGGTTTAATTGAAAATATCAATTTGAACTTATTCAATAATAAATATATTAATTTACGGAAATCACATATAATAAATAATATTCCAGATAATATAGAAAAAACAATTATACAAAGACAAATTGAATGTATGACATTAAAAGATGTATTAATATACAGCAATCAAGATATATATAAGAAATACGCGTCAATCGTATCATTAGCGAATACTATTCAAAACGCAAACTTAGATATATCTGTTAAAAAATTTTTGGAATTAGATACATTTAATAAACGTAATATGCTTATTGACTTATTAATTTACAATAATAACTATGAACATCAATATATAACGTATCTATTATATGATTTAATTACCATGAAAACAAGCAATGGTATAGATTCAAACGAACAAATTCAAATATACGATAGTTTTCCATGGAAAATTAAATTATTTTTTAAAGATGCTATGAAAAATACAATGAAATTTACACAAGAATGCATACAAAAATATGATACAAATCAAATTACATTAGAACAGCAAATATATATATTGAAAGTTCCCGAACCAGTTAAAGAAAAGGCTATTGCAAAATTAAAAGAAATAAAAGGTAAAGCGGAAGAATCCTGTATAAAAGCCAGACAGTATTTAGAAGGGTTATTAAAAATACCATTTAATGCATACAAACGAGAACCTATTCTGAATATTATTTCGTGCATTAATGCAAATTTTAAAAAGTTAATACCGCTAATATGTGAAAACTTTAAAGATATTAATATTATAAATAAACCCAAATATGCTAACATTGAAATAAATAAATATATAACTACATATGAAAATGAATACAGTAAATTTATCAATAGTAAAAGTTTATCATTTAAAAAATTATCAAAAATGGATTATGCTTCGATTATAAAGTATATAAACGAGTATCCTGAATTAACAAAAAATATTGAGAACTTGTCTAAAAAAGAAATATGTTTTCAAATAAATACTATATTAACAAATGGAGAACTTATACATAAATTAAATATATATGATATAATAGAACCAAACAATACATTATTAACAAAGTCTTATTATACATCGCAAACTATTAAAAAACAATTGCATACCATTAATAATGAAATTGAAAAAATATCAAACGTTTTAGATGAATCTATACACGGTCATTCACATGCTAAAAATCAATTACTAAAAATAATTTGCCAATGGATCAGTGGAGAACCTACAGGTTATTGTTTTGGATTTGAAGGTTCTCCCGGAATAGGTAAAACTTCATTAGCTAAAAAAGGGTTGGCAAATTGTTTAAAAGATGCAAATGGAAATACGCGTCCGTTCTCATTTATTGCTCTTGGTGGTTCTTGTAATGGATCTACATTAGAAGGACACGGATATACATATGTTAATTCATCTTGGGGAAGGATTGTTGATATTTTAATGGAATCAAAATGTATGAATCCAATTATTTATATTGATGAATTGGATAAGGTAAGTAAAAGCGATCATGGTAAAGAAATAATAGGTATTTTAACACATTTAATTGACTCTACACAAAATGATTGTTTTCAAGATAAATATTACAGTGGTATAAATTTGGATTTATCAAAGGCATTATTTATTTTTTCATATAACGATCCAGAACAAATTGATCCGATTTTATTAGATAGAATTCACCGTATTAAATTTGATAATTTATTATTAGATGAAAAAATAACAATAGTGAAAAAACATATAATACCAGAAATTAATGACAAAATGGGATTTTGCAATTTAATTCAGATTTCAGACGAAGTAATAAAAAATATAATTCAAAATTACACAATGGAGCCTGGTGTCAGAAAATTAAAAGAAATATTATTTGATTTATATGGATACTTAAATATAGAACTATTAAAATGTGTTAATATTAATCAAGAATTGCCAATTATAATTACAAATGATGATTTAGAGAAAAAATATCTGAAAAAATATAAAAAAATTCAAGATAAAAAAATTCATGAAAATAATAAAATTGGTATTATAAATGGATTATGGGCGAATTCGCTTGGAAAAGGTGGTATAATACCGATTGAAGCTGTATTTTTTCCATCATCAAACCAGTTTTTAGAATTAAAATTAACTGGTATGCAAGGTGATGTAATGAAAGAAAGTATGAATGTAGCAAAAACTGTTGCATGGAATGTATGTTCTCCTGATATTAGGAATATAATTTTTAAACAATGTGAAAAGAATAAAACAAATGGAATACATATACATTGTCCAGAAGGCGCTGTATCAAAGGACGGACCGTCAGCTGGCGTTGCAATTACATTAGCAATATACAGTATTTTAAACAATATTCCCATTAAAAACAATATAGCAATTACTGGAGAAATCGATTTACAAGGTAATGTTCTCCCAATTGGAGGTTTAGATGTTAAAATAGTAGGAGGTATTCGCGCGGGTATCACTACGATTATTTACCCAAGTAAAAACCATAATGAATATTTAGATTTTATAGAAAAACATGGAGAACAACCAAATATTACATTTATTGAAATATCTACTATAAAAGATGTTTTATCTCATGTTTTTGTCTAATTATAATATATAATATATATCATATATCATAATGGAAATTAATCTTTTTAATATAACATATCTTTTTATTCGTTTAGCGCCTTTCATATTAGTTTGTTATTTTACATTGAGTTCGGTATTTAATCAAGATTTAAAAGGTATTATATATTTAATTGGATTGTTATTTGCATGTTTCGCAACTGCTGGACTTGGAAATATTCCAATATTCAAGGTTGATCCACTTCCTCAATTATGTAATTTTATAAGATTAAAAAATAATGAACCAATTTCAAAAATACCATTAGGTCTTACTATTTTATCATACACATTTTTTTACTTGTTTTATATAATTGGAAAAGAAGGGTTATATGCAAATAATATACCAACATTTATACTATTTCCTATATTAATCGTATGTGATTCTTTATGGAATTTAAATCATGGTTGTATTAACTCCGGAGGAGTAATTGTTTCATTTTTAATTGGAAGTATTATTGGCGTTTCGTGGGCAGCTATTATAACTGCATCTGGTGTAGCCGAATTAAAATTCTTTAACGGTATAAGTAATAAAGAAACTTGTTCTCGACCAAGTAAAACTTTATATAAATGCACTTATAAAAAGCAGCAAAATAAATGATTATAATTCAAAATGTACTATATTATTTGTAATCCATTCCGCAAGTTTCGATGCAATTCTACGTCTGAACATACTATTTGTCGTTATTTGTGGAATTTTATCTTTTTCTAAAAAACTATCCATAAAATTATGAATTATATTAATTGTATTTGCTTTTGAATATTTTTCGTTTAAATCGTTCTCCATAAATATAGAAAAACCTTTTTTTATATTCAATTGATTATGAAAATCAAACAATATAATTTTTAAATCTTGCTTAGTAAGTATTGTATTAAAATTAATAGAGTTTAAATACTGCATTGCATGGTCTGAACAAATTGGACACGGTAAATTCGTGCAAATATTATAAATATTCTGCAATAATTCATTACGAATTAATGGAAAACTTTCAGATTTAACTTTTTCGGCTAATGTATGTAATAAAAACCAAGTAGGTTGTCCCCATTTCATTTTTTTAGGCGTAGATGAAGGTGTTTGTTGCGAGAATGTAGGTACAATAGTTATATTCGTATCGTTTATTGGTGATACACTTTGATTTTGGTTTATCATTGGAATTGGAAATGAAAACATTCTTGATCTTCTATAAAATCCAACTTGAGGTAAGCTTTGTTGTGGTTGTTGATTATTTGTATTATCATTTATACTATTCATTGTTCTTTGATTTGTTCGACTAAACATCATTTTCATTTTTAACAACTATATATATTTATAACGAATTTAATAAACGGTTAATTACTAAATAATATAAAAATATTAATTTATATTATATAGAATGACTACAAAAGACGATTTAATAAAAATTATAAGAAATTGGGTAAAAATAGATAATGAAATACGACAATTAAAAAAAGAAGAAAATATTCGTAAAAATGAACAAAAAAAGATATCACAACAGCTAATCAATATAATGCGTGAAAATGAAATTGATGAATTTGATATTATGGATGGTAAACTAATGTATTCTAAAAAAAATGTAAAAAAGCCAATTACACAAAAAAAACTACTTACAATTTTATCAAATTTTTATAAAGGTGATATTTCAACAGCAGTTGAAGTAAATAATTTTATTTTAGATAATAGAGAAGAGACAACAGTTGAAACTATAAAGAGAGTAGTTAAAGAAATTCCGATATAGTACATACGTCATTAATTTTAGTATATTTTGCTATAACCCTTGGATTTTGTTTGCCTTCTAAAATATCTTCTGTATTATAAACGTTTGAAAATTTATCAAAATAATAAATAATTCCATTAACATCTTCCGTATAGACCTCCAATGTTTGTCTAGTATTTTCCATTTGTTCATTTGTAATTAAACCATATTGAGCTCCTTTGAAATGTGTTCCACAAAAATCACAATCCTCCTTTCTTCTTCTGGTACATTGTTCGCCATTTGCTCGTCTGGCATTGCAACGATTCATATTTGGTATAGAATTTTTTATACGTTTTCTTTTGACAAGATCATCTTTTTCTAATGTTAATCGTGAATATTCATAAACATATTCAACCAACTCGTTCATTTTTGGTTTTTCTTCAAAATTTAAATAAGTAATTTTATTTTTTATATTTTCTTTAAATTCTGAAACATATGTCTCGATTTTCTTATTTAGACGTTTTTCCATTTTTATTATAAACTCTATTATTTTACAAATAAAATAGTTATAAAATAATAATTCAATTTTTTCCAAAATAAAATATACGAATTATAATATATACATGAGTACTAAAAAGAACACTACTGTCTACAAAAAACAAAAAACCTCTAAATATGGAGGAAAAAAATCACGCAAAACAACTAGAAAAAATAGAAAAATTAGAAAAACTACAAGAACAAAAAAAGGAGGTACTATTTTAAATCCTGAAGATGAAATCGGAACTAGAATGACGGCTGGAGAATTACTTAACGATTCTCAACAATATATAGGGCGTACATTAAGATGTTCTCAAGCACAAGAAGCCGGAAGAATATCAGGAATTACACCTCGTAGTGGTGATATGGTTCGTGTATATTTTCACCCAGAAACTAGTCCTCAGAAAACAACAGAAATAGATATACCTAATAACTGGATAATTTATTTAGAAGAACAAGCAGAAACCTAAATATCCCAATCATTTGGTCTTATTTTTTTACCACCATTATATTTAATTGCATAACCGTTCTGAACCATCCAGTCGCTTACATTAATATCATCTAAATATACATTCGCCAATAATCTTCCATATTTTTCTGTACCAACATCTTCTAGTCTAACGATTTTCCCAAATATTAATTTATGCAATGCATCTCTCGATACTATAGCTAATCTTTTTTCTATCTCCGTCGAACCTTTTATTTCAGGAGAATCAATTCCAATCAACCTTACTGAAAAACGATATATTACAGAATCATTATATGGTAATTTAGTTGCAATGGTTATGGTATCACCGTCATATACTTTTATTACTTTGCCGATTGATACTGGTGGTACGAAGCCAACTGTATTTTCCCATGTAGCATTGTCATATTCTGAAATATTTGATTCATTAAACAACGTATATTTATCATTTATTGTTAAATTCGGTTTAATTACATATTTTGGTGTAGAATTGGTATTAAAACAACAAAATCCGCCGTTCCAAATACTGCTGCAAAAACTTTTATCAGTAAAACAACTTTTAAAAATACTCATTCTATTTATATTATCTATATATGATGATAAAAAAACTGTTTCAATTTTATTATTTTTATGTAATAAAACAAATAAATATATTATATTATACAGGTACATAATATAATATATACATTACAAATTATTAGATTAGAATAACTTATAGATCTTTTTAAATACTTCTTGTGCATCGGTACACGCTGTATGTAAATACTGTTTTATCATAGTTTTATCTGATTTTTGTTCAAATGCTATGCGTATTGTACTATTCGTATCATGTGGATGAAATTTCTTAAAACCACAAAATGTAAGTGTTTTTTCACCAATATAGTATTTTTCGTATAATATATACTCAATAACCTTTCCCATGGTATAATCTTCATTTTCTAAAATAACATCATAGCAATTTTCTATAGTAGTCTCACTATTTAAAATCGATACAATATCTGATTCTAAATCATCAATTAATAATTGAAACTTTTTTACTAATACATTTGCTGCAGTTTTAACAATATCACGATTATCAAATACTCCTACTGTTTGTACTACAAAATCATAACTATCTTCAACATATTTTCTCTGTGCATCTAATATATAATAATTTTTTTTGTGAAAATCAATTTCATTTTTGGGCATGTCTTGTGAGCGAAATTTCAATTCACGTTCATTCCACTCTCTATTAATTTCTTCCATATCAGGTGTATTCCCATAAGAGCATTTCGAAACAACATTAAACATACTATTTTCTCTTGCATTACTTATTGAAAATTCTGCTGTTAATTTCAATGCTTCTCCTGGAATACTATCACTAATCTTTGGACGCAATCTTGCAAAATCAATATATGAATTGGTTTTTATGCAAGGAGGGAAAATACGTTGTGTTTCCTCGCGCGTTAAGTAATTTCCGTTTGTTTTATTTTTAATTTTAAATTGTTCAGTTGTGACATACATAATACTATCTGTATCATTTTTAACATCAAGTTCTAATACGTAATTTCCTGGAAGAAGTTCTAATTCATTCATTTTCATATGAATTGGTATGCAACTTAATCTTTGTTTTAAAATTTCGTTATGTAATCTGGAAGTATTTAATGCAATATTACATTGATTGTCTTGATAAGTTTCAGTTCGTATAACAACAGTAGGAATTTCAGATAATATAATGCGTCTTAATGCATTTGCTAAACTTACGTTTAACCCACTCAATGTAAATTTATATAAATCACCGGATTCAGAAATTTGAGAGATTGTTGGATTCATTCTATTCAAATAAAATATATAGTTAATTATAATTTAACTGAATATTTTTATATCAATTTTTTACTCTAATTATATATTTCCTTCACCAATTACAAAATAACCCATCGATATGGTTTAAAATCATCTACTACATTTTCCCATTTTTTATATTCACTGTATTTATTAACGAATTCTTTTATTTTAAAAGAACGACCACATCCTGAACCAAATCTACCCCAAAATTTCATCTCGCTTGCTATTTTGCTATTTGTAATTTTACTATCAATACTACCGTATAATGCTTTTTTGGGTTCTTCTTCTGATTCTGAATGTCGGCATATATTACGAAATCCGATATGTTCTTTTTTTAAAAAACTATCATAATGATCACTTACTATTATTTTCGCATTCTGTATATTTATTTTACCATAATATTCAGTATTTAATAAATAATTCAATCTTTCATTACGAGAACCCGAACTGGTAGATATATCAGAAATACTATTATTAATCGTTTCTAAATTACGTATTTTAAAACTAATAGGATTATTCATACCGTAAAAAACGCCATTTTTTGTTTTTTGTATATTATAAGTATTCAATCCCAACTCAAATAACATAATTTCATTCGATTTTATATCGCCAAATAACCAAGAACAAGCATAATCCCCTGCATTATTTTCTGACATAATATTTACACAATCATCCAGAGAATTTGCATATTGCATAACTTGTCGAATTCTACAAAAATAAGGTGCGCCAAATAAAGGCTTATAGTTAATATTTGAAATAGTTGTTTCGCAACCAATTATTCTATTTTTCGCAATAAACCAATCTGTAGAACTGGCAATGAAACCAGCCGACGTTTGCATTACAAATTCATTACCTGAGGTAGGATTAACATGTAAAACTATATTTAATAATTGACCTGTAGCAAAATCAGAATGCGTATTATGTGCCATTATAATATCATTATTTTCAGTAGCATTTCCACATGCAATAAATGCAGTACACTTTTCAATATTACTACCATCTTGATAATAAGAATATAATGATAAAAACGCATTCCATGCAATTAAATAATCTATAGATATATCTACACCTTTATATCTGGCACCATGTGATATTCCACGCAATTCTTCATAAAATTCATGATACCGTTTTTTAACAATAGGAACTATTAATTCTTTATTTTTTTTCATATATTCTGATATAGTTATGTTTAATTGATCTTTGATAATGAATGGCAATACTGTTTTAATCTTTGTTAATTCTTCAAATAACAAAAAACCATGTGCATATCCTCGAGTGTATGGTTCTCCATATACATATACTTTTTTCCACCCAGATTTCACTTCTTGTATTTCACCTTGAATTGGTAATACTATAGTGTTTAGCCTGCGTTTGAATGTTACATTCTTTATTTTTTTATGTTTTGTTATTGTCATTTAACTATATTATATTCATATAAATAATATAGTTTTATTTACTTAATCATCAATAATGCAAGTAAAATAAAAAAAAGTAAAATTGGTAAAAGAAGTAGAAACCATGATACACTTGAATATCCTGCTCTACATATTAAATTTAAAATCCAAGTCCAAAATAATACGTATAATAATTTAATAATAAAAATTAAAAATGTACTTGATACATCGCAAGAATATGAACCTAAACAATATACATTAACATTACCATAATTCTGAATTGCAGCAATTATAATAAAAATTACAGATATTACTAAATAAATATAGGCTGGGGTACATAAATTGCGTAATCCTGTAAATGCCATTATATATATATATATTAATTATATAAAAAACTTAAACTAAAGGAGGATTGTGTGCTCCATAATTTTTTTCAATTGGTTGTACATTAATTGATTCATTAACATAAGGTGATGCTGATAAAGTTCCGATTGCATTTGGTAATCCAGCACTATTCCAAAATGATGTAATTGGATTCATTGACGTTCCGTTGCCCAATAATAAATCTGAAGCACCCCCATTTACTCGTTTTAAATGATTACGTCTTTTTTTTGATCTTCCACCTAAAGTTAGTTTGCTAGGATCACCCATTAATCTACCAGAACCCATTGTATGTGGATCTTGTGGATTCATTGCTTCATTTTTATACTGATATAAATAACGAATAGGAAGTTCATTTAAAAAAGCACTACCACCTCTTGTTTTTCTTTTTGCGCCACCTTCTGTTTTATCGCATCGACAATTACCGCCACGTGTCTTTCTTTTCTGAGTTTTCTGAGTTTTTTTCCTCTTTTGTGTTTTTCTTTTACCTCCAGAACTATTATTCATTGTACGAGAAGCGTTCATATCTTTCTATATATTAATCATATAAAAAATATATTTATAAAATTATATGTTTCACTGTATGTAGAATAATAAGTGCTTATTCTATATCAACATGGGTAAGCATATGACGTCGACAACAAGGATTGTTTAATCCTAAGTCATCTAACACAATACCCTCTGGAGTTTTATCAATTGTTTTTTTTGTAAGATATACAACTTTATCTATTTGTTGGTTATTTGATATTTTCATTTTACGCACTTGATCTTGAAAATATCTATATTTATCGGCAAGAACACACCCACACGTAAAGCATTTAACTGGAATTATCATTTTACAGTATTATTTGATATATGTAATATATTTATATATTTTATTTCAATTTTTACAACTAAAATATATTATTCTATAATATAGTATGAATAAATACATTATTATTTTATCATTTATTTTATTATTGTTTTCAACTTTAACATTGGGAAGTATAATAAAAGAAGGGTATACTACAAAACAATCAACAATTGCAGAAGAATTAAAAAAAGATGTATCAAAAGAATCTAGAACAAATCCATCGCTAAGAGTTGCACCAAGTGAAACCCCAATTTCACAAGAACTTAGCGAAAGGACAAAATATGTACCCGATAACTATAATATACAATATCATGATTCGGAACAAGATATTATTAAACAAAATGATTTAGATTTAGAACTCGTTAAGCCAATTTACGTTAAAGATGCAAGTGGTAATGTCGTTGAATTACCATGGACAAGCGTGAAAGGCAATACTACATATAACGAACCAGGCACTTTTCGATATGAATCATCAAACTATGTTCCAAATTACGAAGATTCTGTATATTTAAGTAGATTAACTGGATTAAGTTATACAAAACCGGTTTATGATACAGCTTCACAATTAGGCGGGTTTTGTTCATTCAATAAAAACAGCGGGGTTAATACTGAAAATGCGTGTTTAAAATTGGATAAAAACACATGTGCATCTACATCATGCTGTGTATTATTAGGAGGCGCAAAATGCGTAGCAGGTAATAAAAATGGACCCACAATGAAATCGAATTATAGTGATATTTACTTAAAAAATAAAGATTTTTATTTTTATCAAGGAAAATGTTATGGAAATTGTAGAATGTAATTAGGATACAGTGTATCCTTTTGTTGTCTTTTTTCGTTTTATTTTTGCATCTTTTTTATGCAATTCATCGTGGCATTTTTCACATAAAGCCATGAGATTAGCCGGATGATTTTTATGAAATGATCCAATAAATCCGGTATCTGATGCATCCTTTTGAGGCGATAAATGATGAGTCTCTTTCGCAATTTCATTATTGCATTTCTCGCACATACCTCTTATTTTTTTTGAATTATATACACTTGAATCGTGCGATAGATCCCCTCGATTCTCTGGATAATACTTATTTCGTATATTATATGCACGTTCCAAGAATTCATTCGGTAAATACAATGATTTGCATACTTCTAAACCATACATTCTATTTCCTGGACCATATTGTAATTTACGATCATATACTAAACAATCTTGTTCTCTATCATATACTACTGACATATGACAAAGAACCATATTACACAATTGTTTTATTTCATCATATTGAACTATTTCATGAAAATGTGTAGCAAAAATAAAAGACGATTTCTTATCATGTAAATCCATTAAAGCTGATACAAAAATACTCAAAGCTGATTCTGTCTCTGTTCCAGAACATACTTCGTCTCCTAGGATTAAGCTATTTTCATTCGACATTTTTAATATAGTTCTCAATTCCGACATTTCAACAACAAACGTAGATAATCCTTTAAATAAATTATCGTTTCCAAGAATACGAGAATATATTGCAGTATAAGGATAATATACAAATTGAGTACAAGGAACATACATACCACATTGTGCTAATATTACAGCAATACCTAAAGCACGTATCAAACTTGTTTTACCAACTGCGTTTGTACCATATAACAGCATTCCATCTTGATTATCACACCCAATATGCATGTCATTTGCAACATACACTTCATTTGTCTGTATATGTTCAATTAAGCAATGTCTTATTTCTTTAGCACGAACAAATGATTTTGAAGAATCTTGTATTTCGGGTTTGCAATAATTATATGTCCGCGCAATATAGGCTTTGCATTGTAAAATGTCTAATCTTGCAGCATAATCTCCCAATATCTCAATTTCTTTAAACCACGTTTTTTCTAATTTTGTTAAAATTTCTTCGTATACGCTACAAATAACTTGATCTATTTCATTACCAATATTTAAGAGTTCTTTTGTTATTTTATTTAATAACGGAAAACTGATTTCATCTGCATTACCAGATGCAGATACAAATTTAACTTCTGATAATTCGATTTTTTTTCCGTGAATTTCAATTGTCTTTTTTTCGATTGAATTTATTATATTTTTTAATGTAGCTGCTCGTTTTTTTGTAAGCTGTAAACTAATTCCAGATTTGTCAGTTTCATGTTTATCTATGAATTTTGATGATGGTTTATTTTCATTCGTTCTCAACAAATTATTAAAATAATTTTGTATTTCATTTAATATTTCATTATCTAACTGCTGTTTATCCAATAAATCATCTAATTTTATAGATACACCCTTTTGAATAATATTATCAGTAAATGTTTGCATAGTTGACGATAATTTACATTTCTCAATTATAAGATGTTGGTCTAAAAAAGAAATCATACCATTTGTAATTTTTTTTATATATTCATTTGGAGAACTTTTATCATAAGATAAAACCAAATTTTTTGATATTTCTGGATTTTCAACCAAACATTCGTTTATTTGTTGCAATATAACAATAGATGAATACAAATGATAAATACTGGATGGATATAGTTTACGCATAACCAGTTGTCTACTTATTTTTTCCATATCCCGCAAATTACATAACTGCCTACGAAATAATTCTACAAAATGATAATTATTTAGCATAATTGAAGTCGTATCGTATTCATTTTGTAGCCATTGTTTTTCAAATGTAGGATTTGTTAATTGATATTCAAATAATCGTTTACCCATTGGAGAACAGCATTTATTTAAAAAAGATAAAACAGATGATAAATTACCCTGTTTTCCATTGTCGTCGATGATATTCAATTGTTTTAATGTATGGTTTGCTAATACCATACGTGTTGATACGTTATTAAAGATAGGCATACTAATTTTACGAACCAAATTTGGATTATGTTCTTGTATAAAATCTAACAAATAACAAAATGATTGTGTCGCCATAACATAATTTTCAAATTCAGCACATATCTGTATGCTTTCTTGACCAAAGAAAGATGCTAATATATGGGATATATATTTTTGTTTCATACAATTTTGCACTTTTTCATTGGACACATTTTTTGAATCTATACGATGTACATTACACTTTATTCCAGAATATTGTAAAATAGTTCGAATAATATCATTATCAAACGGAGAAATAAATATTACCTCACTTGGATTAAATATAGATATATAATGTTCTAACTCATCAAACGTTGTTGGATTCATATAGAATGGTGCTTCATACTCAAACATAAACGATTTTCCTGTAAAAATGTTTGCAACTGAAATTCCACATATTAAATTCTCTTTAACACTGCGCAACGATTTTATAACATCTATCCAAATACAAATTATATTATTTGTAATTTGAGGAGAACTATCGGTATCATATGAGATATATGTTCCCGGAGAATAAATAGAACACAGGGTTCGTGAAACCAATTTATTATTTTTTTCTTGTGTGTAAACTGCTACAGTATAACCAGCTTCAGTAATTTTTAATATATATTTATCCAATGTATAATCTCGAAATCCGGCCATTACTACTTCATCTTTTCCAACGCATATTTTTTTATCTGATATATTCAATTGACAAATATTACAAACTTCTAATATGCTACTACCTTTTATTGTATTGGATGTTTTTAACCCATACATTTCGAAAAAAGCGCCAACTTGCATAAGAACTATAGTGGATTCTCCATATTTTGATTGATATTCTTTAGTTAAATTTAAATATTCTATTACTAATGGAGAACCTGACATAACGATTTATGGATTATTAGATTATATAATAAAATAGTTTTATATTTGTATAAAAATTGATTTTTGTATTTATATAATATAGTTATAAATACAAACTAAACCAAGGAATGAATTCAATAATTAATAATAACGTTTCAAATATTGAAGAAGATGATTATGGGTTTTTTTGCGAATTTGAACAAACTATTTCATCCGATAATATGGAATATATGAATCAACGTAATTATAAAATAGATAAGAATATATTAAAAAAGTTAAATAATAAATACAAATATACAATATTAAACCAAAACTTTTTACCAATCCCAATGCTACAAAAAATTCCTACATATTATACGTTTAAAAATAGATCACTCAAATCATCCAAAGTTATGCCAATATTACATGATGAAAATTATATAATTGAAAAAAATTTACAACAAGATATGCAGAACAATAATATAAAAGAAAATACTAAAAATAATAGGTTATTGATACATTCTGTATTCATAGTATCATTTTGTGTAAGTTTATTATTATTGTTTTTATAATAATATCTCTTGTATAGATCATTAATATACTATACGTAAATTATCAATAGCAGTGTCAGATAATGTAGTAATATATTCTAACATTCTCATTTTTTCTGCAAGTTCGCTTTCAATTTGTTCCCTTAGTGTAATACTGTTAGCTTGTTCTAGTTTTTCTTCTAAAAAAAGTATTTTTTCGTTTATAGTGAAGATTAAAGAATTTTTATCGTGTTGTTGTACAGCACGACTACGCTGCATTCCAAAGCTTAGCATATCTGGTTCGTCATCATATGTATATACAGGGTAATTTAAATGTGTTGCGTTTGTTATTTCATCTTTTAATGTATTAGGACCTGATATTGCAAAATCGTCAAAAACGCTCATCAAGTTCAAGTCGATTTGTGGTGATGGTGGTGATAGTGGTGGTGGTGGTGGTGGTGATGGCGATCTTGATGTACGTGTGCGTGATCGTGATGGTGATCGTGATGGTGATCGTGATGGTGATCGTGATGGTGATCGTGATGGTAATCGTGAACTATTAGATCTTTTTCTTTTAGTGCCACCTTTTTTATTTTTTTTATTGCATCTAGTAGTTTTATTACTCATTTATATATATATATGATAAAATATAAAATATAAATAAATGCCTAAATAGTAAAATAAAAAATAATTTTTAATATTTCTAATATTTTTTTTTATTCAGTAATAATACGCGGAACTATATTAATCGTTTGCAACTCTTGAAACAACAACTTATTTGCATATGGCATATCAACCAACGCAAAGTCAGTTTTATTTCCACAAGTTTTACATAAATGTATAGTAAAATCACTATTAGTATAAAATTTATTATTGTTATTACCATCATTGCATACTGCAATCATACCACATTTTTTACAAACATTAACATTATATTTATCAGATACTTCATATAATCTCTCTTTACAAAATCGTGTAGCACCATGAGATATTAATACATCTCTTTCCATTTCTCCAACTCTAAGACCACCTGCTCTACTTCTACCCTCGGCCGGTTGATGTGTTAAATTAACCATAGGCCCAGTTGCACGACTATGTACTTTATCATTCACCATATGTTTTAATCTTTGATAAAATACAGGACCAATAAATATACTTGTTTCTAACTGTTCTCCAGTTAAACCGTTATACATAACTTCGTTTCCATAACTTTCATAACCTAATTTTTGTAATTCTTCTGTAATAGTCTTAACATCTAAATTACCAAAACTGGTTCCATCTCCGAATAAACCAAGTTCTAATAATACTTTACCGAGTAATGTCTCTTTCAATTGACCGATAGTCATTCTGGAAGGAATTGCATGTGGATTAATAATAATATCTGGTCGTAATCCATCTTTTGTAAATGGCATATCACATTCTGGTATAATATTACCGCAAGTACCCTTTTGTCCATGCCTACTTGAAAACTTATCTCCAAAAACAGGCTTTCTATGAATTCTTACACGCACCTTTGCAAAATTATAACCATCACCATTTCGTCCAGTATAATTCTTATCTATATAAGTTTCTTCTGTTGTACTATATGCACGACTTTGATCTTCATATTTAATTATTTTAGTTGGATCATTACGGTTTTCTTTAATAGGAATAATTTTCGCAATAATGATATCTCTATTTTCAATTAATGTGTTTTCTGGAATAAACCCTTGTGAATTCAATTTATCATAATTTCCAAATTTAATACTTCGTGTTTTACTCGGGTCTGGTTTACAACGAATAATCTCATCACGTATAATATTTTTATCTTCATCTTTTTCAGTATGATAAATTGTAGCGCTAAACAATCCACGATCAATTGAACCTTTGTTAACTAATACACTATCTTCTTGATTGTATCCAGTGTGTGTCATAATTGCTACGTGAATTTGACAACCAGATGGAATTTTATTTAAATGTATAAAATTCATTAAACGAGTATCGACAAGCGGCCGAGTTGGATAAGTTAGGACATAAGAAGTTTTATCCATTCTTTGGTCGAAGTTCATAGCATAAACACCAAGTGCTTGTTTTGCCATAGCACATTGATATGTATTTCTTGGCGCTTGATTATGATCTGGAAAAGGAGTACAAGATGCTAAAACACCAAATATTGTACTTGGATGAATTTCACAGTGTGTATAATTATAATATATATTATTGTCTTGTAAATATCCATCTTTTGATTTCATAGCAATCATTGCGTGGTTTTGTTCTTCTGGATCTATATATTCAATCACAGATTCATCTAATTTACAAGATGTAATCAAATCATTCCATGATAATTCTTTATTTAAAATACGGTTTATGATTTCCTTAGTAATGATCGCTTTTCCATCACGTACTCTTAATACCGGTCTTACCATTCTACCTCCATCACTGCATATTCTTATTTCAGCATTTTTAAAATCAAATACAATAGAAGTGTAAATATTAATAATACCTTTATATTTTTTGTCTTTCATGTCATTGTACAATTTCATAGGATCTCTTGCTATACCGATCCAAGAACCATTTATAAAAACTTTGATTTTTTGAAATAATTCACAAGGAGATATTTCATCTACTTTGATTACATTAGGTTCGACATATTCATACAAAGATGAACTATTTGTAGGTATAGTTAAATGAGTCATATAACTAATATTCTTAACCACACCAATCGATTGACCTTCTGGTGTTTCTGCTGGACATAAATATCCCCATGTTGTATTATGTAATTTACGTGGTGCAATTAATTCACCACTTTTTTCAAGAGGAGTATTTATTCTACGTAAATGACTCATACTAGCCATATAAGTTAAACGGTTTAATACTTGCGCTACACCAACTTTGGCATTATTTGCTTGCTTTATACTGAAATCACCCGTAGCCAATGCACGATTAATTCCATTCTCAATAGTAGTCGATTTCATTATTTTGTAAATATTCGTCATGTTGATTATATTTTCATAATCTTCTGTTGAACGCCAAGAACCATTGTTAATTTCGCGAATAACTTGTTTTTGCATTTCTTTAACCAATTTATTAAAGTAATTACGAAACAGATTATTCAATAGAGTACCAGTAAGTTCAATACGCTTATTTAAATATGAATCACGATCGTCAGGTTGTCTCCACCCTAATCCTGTTTGAATTAATTGATTTGTCATATAACCAAGCAAATACAATTTTTGTGTTAATGTTTTACAATGTGGAAATAAATCATTGTTTAATACATCTATTGCGAATTCTCTCTTCTTTTTTATTCCGGTTTCTCTATCCATATTCAAAGGAGTATATGCTACAGATGCAGTAATATGACGTATAGCATCTTCCTGTGTCATATATTTATTTGCGTCAATAATTGATGCTTGTAAGAAATCTAACATAGTTTTTGTTTGTTCATTGTTAATATCCAAAATAATATATTCACATATATTTTTATCAGTTAATACACCTAATGCTCTAAAAACTGTAAATAATTCAATTGGTTGTTTTATTCTGGGTATATTAATAAATAACCCATGACCAAACCCATTGTTTTTACTTGCAATCATTACTTCTATTTGTTTTGGAGATATACATTTAAAATCAGGAACAGATTTTATTTCAGCATACCATGACCATTTTGTTGTATTTTTACCATCAAAACAATATACACGATTTTCTGCAGCTCTTTCTTGACCTAATACCGTTTTTTCTGAACCTTTAATAATAAAATAACCTCCACAATCCATTGGACATTCTCCTGTAAATTGTGGAGGAATATGTCTATTTTGTGTTAATAAACAAATAGATGATTTTAACATAATCGGCATTTTTCCGATATTTATCTTAGGAAGTGTTTTATTAATTATTTTTGGAGTATCCATCTGTTCTGTATTACGAATAATATATTGAATTTGCAAATCAACTGTCATTGTTGAAGAATATGTGAAATTTCTAAGTTTAGCTTCTTGTGGAAACATTAATTTAGTAGCACCATTATTTTCGTGTATTTGTGGTGGATGTAGTTTAAAATTTTCAAAAGATACATATATTTCTAAAAAATACTGCTCTTTTTCTTCAACATAATCGTTTTCAGAACGAATAACTACCGGATTAAACATTTGTATTGTTCGTAATATTTGAAAATTAATAAAATGATTATACGATTCTATCTGATGTCTTACTAATCTATCCAAGTGTTGTCCTCGAAAATAAGATTCAATTATAGTATAAGGTTCTTCAATATATTCTCCAAGATGTCCTAATACATTCTGTTCTATTTCACAAGGATTTAATTCAATTTGCTCTTTTAATTTTTCCAAATGATTTTCTTCATTAATAATTTTCATAATATCTTCTTGAGTAGATGTTATTTTGTTGGACTTATAAGGCGTTTCTGTTTTACTTTTTTTAATTTTTATTTTATATTGATTTTGAGAATTATCTAGTTTTTGAACCACATCATTATTGTATTGTACAGATTCGGTTGATAGACTCATTGTAGATATTATTCTAATAATGTATTGTTATGTTGTATTTAAATTATTTTAATGATATCAATTTTTGTAATAATAATTATTTTATAATAATGTAATAAAACGATATTTACATAGTTTATGAATGGACAATTTTATCGATTACTTAGACAATTATAAGACAAATAAATCAATTGATTATAATGATATATGTAATATAATAAACACTACACAATCTCATTTTAATCAAAATAAATTGTACGATATTCAATTTACCGGTATTCCATATTACAATAATTATTCAAAAACAATATGGGATTATTCAAATAAACCACCACGTCTTCCAAATAAATACGAACTATGGAAACAAGAGCATGAGTCGTTAATAAGTACTTCAAAAATGAATAAAAAAAAACAATATATATATATAAATGTTTCTGTTGAAAAATTAGAAGATTTAATAAAAATAATTGATGAAAATCCATATGAAGAAGAAAATGAATATAATATCGATTTAAAATCATTGCATAATATTCGCGCTGAATTATGCGAACTAAATAATATGATCGGAATGGATAAATTAAAGAGTTCTGTAGTAAATCAATTAATATATTTTATGCAAGAACTGCATATAAGCAATAATGGTAGTGATTTTAAACATACTGTTATATCTGGACCACCGGGTACAGGGAAAACCGAAATAGCAAAAATTATTGGAAAAATGTATTCCAAGGTCGGAATATTAAAAAAAAATGTTTTTAAAAAGGTAACAAGAAGTGATTTAGTAGCCGGGTATTTAGGTCAAACTGCAATAAAAACGAAAAATGTTATAAATGAATGTTTAGGTGGATGTTTATTTATAGACGAAGCATATTCACTGGCAAGTACAAATGAAAATGATAGTTATTCAAAAGAATGTATTGATACTATTTGTGAAGCATTGAGTAATCATAAAGATAATTTAATGGTAATAATTGCTGGATATGAAAATGAACTGAATAATACATTTTTCACTGCAAACCCTGGACTAGAATCAAGATTTATTTGGAGATTTAATATTGAAAATTATAATTCAAATGAAATGATGCAAATATTCAAAAAAAAAATAAAAGAAAATGGTTGGGATTTAGAGACAAACGATATGATAAAAGTTAAATGGTTTGAAGATAAAAAAGATGAATTTAAATTCTTTGGTAGAGATATGGAACTATTATTCTCACATATAAAAATATGTCATTCGCGTCGCATTTACGGTAAAAGTGATATTATTCGTAAGTTAATTACAATAGAAGACATGGATAATGGATATAAAGTTTTTTTAGATAATAAAAAAACAAATAAAAAGAATATTTTATACGGTTTGTATGTATAATTTAGATATAAATTAATAATATAGGTTTATATCTAAATATAAATATGAGTGAAGAGAAAAGAACTATAAAAATTAATACATCTTTGTTTAAAATACCAGATACCAGAAAGAATAGAAAATCAAAGCAACAAAAGGAAATTAAGATTAAAACGCCAAAAAAGGAGAACAATAAAACATTGAAAAGAAGTTTGTTGAGGTTTTTACGAAATCATCAAGAACGTAATTTAAATCAGATTCAACCTACTAATAAAACTAAAACTGAAATAGATAAGCCAAAAACAAATATAACAAATGAATTTAATAGTGATTTTAACGAATCTTTAGAATATCTTACAAAATTAGCAAAAGAAAATGAAAAAACATCCGTTATAAATCCACATAACAAAACTTTAAAACATTATCCAGATTACGGAAAACCTAGTATTGTAGAACCAATTATCAATACAACTCTCCCATTAGAATTAATACAGAATGATTTTACTAATAAAATTACAGAAACGATTCAACAATCAAATAATCCAGTTTTGATTAATTATAAACATTATCCTCCGCCTACTTATGGTTGTTTAAAAAATGGTTCTTTACCTACGTTTCGAACATGGAAAAATCAAACACAAAAAAATACAAATAATTCTACGTTGAATTATATGCCGAATATATCAAATCCTACAAAAAATAGTATTAAACCGACCATAGTTAATACATCTACACATACAAATAATATAACGAATCCAAATCCTACACAATCACCAAATAATAATATGAATGGTACGATAGAAAAAAGCATAATTACACAAAATATGAATAAAATGACAAATATGTACAAAAATAACCAAAAGAAATTTGTTAAAAAACAAAAAAAAACACTTAAACGAACATATAATGTAGGTAAATCAAAAATGTATCCAAAAATATCAGTTTTAGTATCAAATAAAACAATACGTAATAATATTACAACAAAATCACAATTATTAAAACAAGTATCTATACAAGAAGTTAAAAAATATTTAATTAAAAAAGGATTCATACGTGTTGGTTCGATTGCACCAAATGATGTATTGCGAAAAATGTATGAAACATCGATTTTAATGTGTGGTGAAATACAAAACCATAATCCAGATAATTTATTGTATAATTATTTACATAATTCAGACGAATAATCAATATATATATATATATATATAAATATGAAACTAGTATAATAAATTATATTTTTTTATCTATAACATACAAAATATAAAATAAAATAATGTCTATTCCCGAAAATACACTTATCAATGATATTCGAACGTCATCTAACTTTAAAGGTATAACTTTATCTGGATATAAAAAAACAGATGTAAAAAGACAATTTATTGAAAATATGTTAAAAAATAAAATAGAACCAGCATGTTATTGGTGTACAGAATTAATATGTGCTGGTCATTTTAATGATGTCTGGGAGTGTATATTATATTTTGTGGGCAAACATATTCATGTAGCAAATCCAAAAATAATAGTTTACTTAGACAAAAGAATGCAAATATTTAGTAATATAATACAACAAGGTCATTTCACGTCTGAATTACAATTACGAAATAATTCAACTATAAGAAAACTATTTGCAGAAATAATTACAATTATTACTGTTTCTCCAAAAAAAAATAGTTTTGAAACGGTTAAAATAAATAGAGTAGAAGAATTTGATATAACACAAATGACAGACCGATTCAAAGCACCCAATATTACATTTATAGAAAATATAATCATGCCAGAGGACCCAAAAGAATTAATTGTAGCAATAAATGAATTTGCATTTCAAATATCAAATGATAAACCGAATATGTTGATCGCATGCTATTGGATTGAATGGATTATAGAATTTGATATTATATGCAGAAAAAGAAAAGAGCCATGTCTATGTCAGCGACGCAAAAATGACGTAGAATATAAATATCAACGTGATATTATATGGATAATATGGGATACTCTTATCTATTATAGTTCAAATTTAAAACCAAAAAATTTATTCATTGAAAATTTAATGAAATCATTAAAAAATATATTTATAACTAATTATACAACAGGATGTTGTAAAAAACGAAAATATCTATTATATTATGCGGTTGAACTATTAACAGAACATGTTCCCAATAATATTGAATTAATTACCGAAAAAGAAATTTTAAAAAATGTAACTGAAAAAATTAATGATATTTATAAACAAGTTAAAAAAAACGAGGAAAGTCCAAACACTGATTACTTATTTTCAGGATTAAAATCAAATAATAACTTTGAAAAATCAATACAAAAAATAGATATGTTAAATTCGATGAGTTTTGTCCCGAGAAATGGATAAAATTGAAATAATTATTTGTATTTATATTTCATTGATATAAAAACAAATTACTATAACAACTAATTTACTTATAATAACTAACTAACAACAATGGCTTTATTTATCAATAGTTCTCCATTAGTCGCAAATGAATTAATGAGAAATACATATTCCAGTGAAAAAAGAACCCACGATATATTAACCAGCGAACATGTAGAAAAAATGTATAAAGGTCAAGACGCAACATTTACTGGTAAATATATAGATGAAAATGGTACAGAAATTAATTGGGCTATGATTGCTGACGGACATGGATCTGACTTCTGTATTGATATTTTGCGAAATATGGATAAAGAATATTTAAATAATATAATTTCAAAACCAAATCCAATTAATATTTTATCAGAACATATTAATACCGAATTTAAAAATAAAAGATATTACTTAACAAGTGGTTCTACTGTTTGTTTGGTAAAATGTCATAAAAATTATATTGAAGTTATTAATTGCGGCGATTCACAAGCATCTGTTTTTAAAAATAACGAACTAGTATTAATTACAGAAGAACATAATTGGAAAAATAATTCAGAAAGAGAACGATTACAAAAATTACATAATAATAATATTAAATTTAAACCAAGCACAGACATAAGAGTAGTAGATGAAAACGATTTAATGGGTGTATATAGTGAATATATTGAATATCCAGATAAAACTTATATTGCATGCAGTCAATCATTGGGACATAATGGTATTACTGGATGTTGTCCTTCAGTATCAACTGTATATTTTAATGAAACCGATATACTGCGTGTAATTATAGGAAGTGATGGATTATGGGATATGGTATTAAAAGATAATATAGAAGAAATGAAATTATTATCTACTATGAATGGCAATGATATATTGAAATTTGCAATAAATAGATGGCTACAACCTTGGAATATGTTTAAAGAAGGTAATCCACACGATTTAACAATTGCATCATATCAAAAACAACAATGTGATGACATTGGATTTGTAGTTATGGATGTTTTACCTGTTGTATAAAAAAATAAAAAAATAAAAAAAATAATAAAAATATCATATCATATAAAAAACTTTACCAATAAATAAATAAATATAAATACCTATTTTTTTATATTTATTTTGTTTGTCTTTCAATAATAACCATCTAAAATACCGAACCAAATGCGCCACCTAATACACTGTTTGCTGCCATTGGACCAGGATTATACATTTCTAATGGTTGTCCTCCTCTCATATTACCATAAGATTCATTCATTTGATTTGGTCGTTGAACTGCAACTGGCGCTGGTGGAAACATATTATTCTGCATGCTACTGTTATCTAAATAATCAGCTTGACTTGGCATATGTCTTGATACTGGTTGAGATACGCGAACTCCATTTTTTAAATTTGTTTTTTTGTCTTCAGATGAACCGTTCCATAATTCATTAATACGATCAACTAATATATTAACTTTTATTCCAATTTTTGACTGAATACTTAAAACTATTACTAAAAATGCTAAAATTACATTTGTTAAAACAAAATTCTCGTATTTAAATCCACTATAGGTTGGAATATAAGTTATAGTTCTATGTATAAATACAATACCACAAAAAATAACAATCATTTGAATTAATATTTCTGCTAAAAGTTCTAAACTTGACTTCTCAGAATCAGCCTCGGGTATAAATCGTTGAATCAATTTATTTAGAATTACAACTGGAGCTACTCCTAATAAAGAATACTGCACTACATTTAACAGTTCACCCTTATCTTCTTCTGTTGTGGAAAACACATGAGAAAAAAACGTAATTTTGGATTTATCAGATGATTCTTGTAAAATATCCATTTTAATAATAAGAGTCTATATAGTTTTGGTTAGAAAAAATATACAAAGATTTGTTATATAATAAAATATATAAATTATGTTAGGAATTTTCAATTGTCTTAATAAAGAACGTAAAATGAATGGTTATAAACATTCAAATAGCGAAGAGCAACAATATTTAAATTTAATTAAAGATATCATTAATAGTGGTTCCGTGGAAGAAAGTCGAAATGGAAAAACATATACAAAATTTGGTAATATGATGAAATTCTCATTAAAAAACGGTAAAATACCAATTCTTACTACTAAACAACTAGCATGGAGAGTATGTTTTGAAGAATTATTCTGGTTTATTAAAGGCAGTACCAATAATAGAGAATTAAAAGAAAAGAAAATAAACATTTGGAACGATAATTCAAGTAGAGAATTTTTAGATAGCCGTGAATTATATCATCTAGAAGAAAATGATTTGGGTCCAATATATGGTCATCAATGGAGACATTTTAACGCAGAATATTTTGACTGCGATACTGATTATAATGGAAATGGAGTAGATCAATTACAGTATATCATTGACCAATTAAAAAATCCAGAAACTAGAAATTCGCGCAGACTGGTAATGTCTTCATGGAATCCATGTCAAATTGATCAAATGGCTCTTCCGCCGTGTCATATGATTTGTCAGTTTCATGTTCGTGAGGGAAAATATTTGTCTTGCGCACTTTTTCAAAGAAGCGGGGATATTGGTTTAGGCGTTCCATTTAATATAGCATCTTATTCACTTCTTACACATATTTTAGCAAAACATTGCGGATTAGAAGCCGATGAATTTGTACACTTTTTAGGAAATTGTCATATATACGAAGACCACTTAATGGCATTAAAATTACAAATTGAAAGAAGCCCTTTTGATTTTCCAGAAATTGAAATATGCAATAAACATGAAAATATAGAGGATTATAATATTTCAGATATAAGGTGGGTAAATCCATATTTATCACATTCATCTTTAAAAATGAAAATGCAAGCATAATTTATTTATTAAAATGCGTTAAAAATGATTTAGACAATACATTTAGTATAATATATTAATGAGTAATTCTATCGCTGCTGCAAAAAAAAGACGTGCTGGTATTCAACCTACTACACTACAACAACCACCCTCAATTCAATCTCAATCTACAGAAGCTGGTTCAATGGAGAGTCCCAAACTTACATTGCCACAAGTAATTGCTGTAATTGATAACAGATTAATTAATCTCGAACAATTTATGAAAGAAATTAAAGAAAATAGTATTCAATCGGAACAATTAATAACCGAAAATACTGAAAATATTGAATTGAATGATTCATCTGAAGTTATTAAAGTTCCTATTGCCGAATATGTTGTAGAAATGGATAAAAAGTTTGAATTATTAGTTGAAGAAATTAGCGAATTAAAAGATATTGTTTTAAAATTACAATCATTCACTATGGAGGTAAATAAAACATTAATGGAAGATAGAATTCAAATTCTATCAGATTATAAAAATATTCAAATTGATAATACTACCGAACAATCTGAAAATGTCCTTGATTTAAACGCTGAAACATTTGAATTCTCACAAACTACAATGAACAACCATATTTAGGATAATATTTATAAAAAATATAAAAAAATAAGATAATAATTTAATATAAATTTATTTTTTAATTTTATATTCAATGTCATCGTATAATTTAATAGAAGAAATTGAAAAATTTCAAAATACGTACTATCAAAATGAAGGTAAAAATACATTATTTAAAAAATCCCAAAAATTAGAATGTGCATCCCAAATATCAACCAACTTTGATATTCAACTATTATTAAATAAAACAGTATATATCATCCAAAATACAAATAAAATTTTTATTGACTACACTGTTTTTAAATTGTATGGTAATCCAAACAACTATAAAATGATTATAGACCGTTTGTTTTCATTATTTTTAGAAATAATTAATACATATGGAAATTATGAATGTCATATAAACTTACATTCATTCACCATTACGGCAGCCGAAAGATACAAAAAAATTATTGAAATGTTTTGTAGTGAATGTTTACAAAATACAACAAAATATGCTTTATATCTATCAAAAATGCATATATATAATTCACCAAATATGCTTGAAAATATTGCGAAAATATTTATGAATTATATTGAACCATCTGTAAAAACTAAAATCGAAATTCATACCAAGGCGAAAAGTAATGAACAAATTAAATATATTCATGAAGATGGTTCAAGTTAAAAAATATAAAATTGATTTTATCAATATCGATTTAAATGATACACAATTAATTATATACATCAGATTGTTTGTTGTAAAAATGAATATCCAAATTACAGATCCTACAAAGTGTGAAATACTTACATCTATATTTCAAAATATGAAATTATTTTCAGATAACATTAACATTATGTTGGAACATGAACGAATGTTCATACAATCGATGGATTCTGGTCATGTATCAATCATTGAATTAAATATACCTAACACATGGTTTAATAAATATCACCATTTAAATGAACGAAAAAATATTACTATTGGTATTAATACTATAACATTATTTAAAATATTAAGCACACGAGAAAAATCTCAAAACATTGAAATTAATTATGATATTGAAAATAGTGATAAATTTTCAATAAATTTTACTTCTGATGATAAATCGGTTTTCGATAAACAATTTAGTGTTCCATTAATGGATTTAGATATAGATACATTAACAATACCAGAAATGGAATATCAAGCAGAGTTTAGTTTATCTTCCGCAAATTTTTCAAATTTAATGAATCAACTTAAGCTATTTGGTGATACAATGGGAATTGAATGTTCTGAAGAAAAAATACAATTATCATCAGAGAGCATAGAATTAGGTAAAATGTCGGTAGAAATAAATATTGATGATTTAAATTCATTCGCAATTGATGAAGGAGAAAAATTAGAATTATCATTTAGCTTAAACCATCTATATAATGTAGCACAATTCCATAAATTATCAAAACAAGTAGAATTAAAATTCAGTAATAATTACCCAATGAAAATATTATACTATTTAGGAGATGATAATACTTATATTTCATTTTACATTGCTCCAAAAATAAATGATAATGATGATTAATCGACGCGTTTATGTTTATCAATTATTTCCATATACAAAAATATACAACAAATAATAATATATTATGAATACTTTTATTACAATACTAGTTTTTATTATTATCCTTTTTTTATACTTTCATTTAGTAGCACAATTCAAAAAATCGGAAGATTTGGAAATATATGAAATGGATTTTTTAAACAACGAACATTTACAAGAAATATGCGAAATTAAACAACCAGTATTGTTTGAATTTAAACAAATTATCCCAGACTTTTTCGATTCAAGTATAATTTCGAATGTGAATCCTGCAACTAACGTTAATATTAAAGACATTAAAGATATTCACACAGGAGAAAACATAACATTACCATTTCAAAGTGCAGAAAGATTGATGGATACTGATTCAAAATCAAGATTTTATTCTGAAAATAACGATGAATTAGTCGAAGATATTTCTACTACAAAACTATCGGTATTAAATAAATACTTTCAACCGACGTTCACAGTTAATGCAAAATATGATATTATGTTTGGTTCAAAAAATTCATATACACCCATGCGATATCATACAAATTACAGACAATTTATTTGTATTAATTCTGGTAAAATTCATGTTAAAATGACTCCATGGAAAAGTAGAAAATATTTGCATCCAGAAAACGACTACTACCATTATGAATTTCGTTCTCCAATTGACGTTTGGAATCCACAACCAAAATATTTAAATGAAATGGAAAAAATAAAATTTCTCGAGTTCGATGTTAATAAAGGATATGTGTTATATATACCACCATATTGGTTTTATAGTATAAAATATTCAAATGAACCAGATAATGCTATTATTGGTATAACATATAACTCAGCAATGAATTTTGTAGCAAATGTTCCAAATTATACAATGTACTTGTTAGAACAGCAAAATACTAAAAAAAAGGTAGTTAAAGTATTAAATATAGAACAAATGTCGGATAATTCTACGCAAGAAATGCCTTCACATAAAACAGAAAATAATACAGATGAAAATAAATTAGCTGAAAATACAATTGATACAAATATATAGTATTATAGTATATAATAAAATAAATAGAATAAAATGTGGAAATCAAAAGAACTATGGAATTTTATTTTATTGCCAGCTATCATATTATTAACACTTGACTCCATATACATATATGCGACATTAAACGAATTTAGATTACAAATAGCTGAAGTTCAACGCGTCGTATTACAAGTTAAGTATTTAGGTGCAATATTGTGTTATTTTTTCCTTATATTTGGATTATATTATTTCATTCTTAGAGAACATAAATCAGTTTTTGACGCAATGCTATTTGGGTTTGTAATTTACGGTGTATATGATACAACAACATACGCTCTATTAAAGAAATGGAAATTAAAACTAATGATTATGGATACATTATGGGGTGGTGTGCTAATGGGTTTAACTACGTGGTTAACTTATAAATTTTCTATAAAAAATTGAACAACCAATAATAAATAACATTAATAACTCATTTACACC